TTTGGGCAGCGGCGGTTCACGCTTACCGCAGCGGAGTTGGATATGAATTCAACAGTGGAGAGATTGCAGCTATATCTGAATACATCCAGGAGTTCGGTGACCCTGATCCTTGGCTTGACAAGATTGCTGCTTATGTCGCCATCCGTGAAGAAGTCACTGCTGCTGACGTTCTGACTCACGCACTAGAACTGGATCCTCGGAACCAGTCGCGACGTGAAGGCAGACGTGTTGCTGATGTTCTCCAGTCAATGGGCTGGCGTCGACTAGTCACCAGTCGTAAAGACGCATCAGGTAAATCAAAGTCCGTTCGTATCTGGCAGCGTCCTAAAGACGATCCCATTGACGAAACACATATTCTCAACGATTTCTAACTCTCACAATAAGTAATTAGGTATTAATATGAAGTCATCTGATATCCAGATTGGGCTGCGTGTGCGTGTTGCCCATAACCAAATGACCGCCTTAGTTGTTGGTAAACCTGAGTATTACACTCCCCGTGCAAAACTCGTTCGTATCAAATATGAAAACAGTACACGATACGAATATATGATTAACCATCAACTCCAAGCACTACCTGCTAATGAGCAGTACCCAGCACTCGGCGGCTCTTATGTGAAACCTGAAGGAGATTTTTAATGGCTGAAGCTCAACCCTCTAAAAAACGTGGAGGTCACGCCTACGGAAGACGTGTCAAACAACTCTCTAATACAGCTGAAGAGGGTGAGCTCTGTCTATATACAGGTCACTCACTTGGTAGATTCTCTACCCACAGCATGAGATACGACAGCCATCAAGCTTGTGTACGCTGCGTTGCTGGTGCTCGTGAAGGTCGTCTTTCTTTTGATATATCTAAACTACTTAAGAAAAACAGGATCAAAGCACTCAAGTTCTGGTCGCAAGTAGAAATCGGTGATCCTGATGAGTGTTGGGACTGGAAAGGCAATATCAACAAACGGACCAAGCAACCTCAATTTGCTTGGAGACGGCATGGAATTAGTAGTTCTACGCAGCATCATCCTCAGCGGGTTGCTATGTGGTTTACTTGGGGTGATCTTGGATTTAGCGGTGTTAAAACCACTTGTGGTAATAAGTATTGCTGCAATCCTTTTCATCTTATTCCGCAAAATGTTGGTGTCTTTGTAGACCACGACAGTTATCTTGAAAGCTTTGAGCTTGCTTGTGAACTACATACTCTTCGTCAACAAGTAGCGGAATATATGGTTGAGCAAGCAATGAAAGAGCAAGAGAAGCTTGATGCCATGAACGAAATGAACGGTCGTGAAGAACTACTGCTTGACCCTACTACTCAGTTTGACGAAAGGTTTGAAGCAGTTATAGTTGATATGTTAAATGGTCGTCACGCAAGTCAAATTGATTCTTCTGGAACTGGATTAAATCAACAACCAGAAGATCACGAAGTTGATGACGAAGACCCCACATTAGAGTATTAATTTACTTATCCTTATACAAGAGTCATTACATTATGTCTAGGCGAACTGATCTGCTTCAGCAGTTAATTAGGTCTGATAAGTGGGGTGAAGAGAAGACGCAGGAGCAGAAGTTTCTTGCTGCTACCGCCGAACTTATTCTCACTGACTTGATCAACATCGCTATGAATGGAGTCGAGCGTGACGGCGCTGGGTCTCTAATCATTAATTTGCAGAACGACTCAACCACTTATATGTCTGGCGAAGCTATTGAATATGACATCGCACAGGCGGAACGGATGGAAGACGAGGAGATCCTTGAATTCCTGCGTGGCTTGATGAAAGAGATTGATGAAAATGACTGGTCAAAAAATGTACTAATTACCTTGATCAGTGATGCTGGAACAAGAACATTTGCAGTCGAAGCAGGAGGGAGCCAAGAAAGCTTCCGAACGGTCGCAGCAGAATTTACAGAATAAACTTGCCGAAAAAGGTCTCAAGCTTCCCCTCTACCCGACACCTCAACTTATTGAACGTGCTCGACAAGTTATGGGGAGCATTGACTTTGACCCAACTTCGGACCCTGTGCAACAAGTGCTCGTAGACGCTACGTCTGTGCCTTCACTTGAAAGCAATCCTCTTAATGAGCATTGGCACGGCAACGTATGGGTAGCTCCCAAAGGAGCTGTGCGCAACACTCGTGTTTGGTTGAATAAAACCATTAACGAGTATCGCAACAATTACATCAATAGTTTCGTATTTTTTACCAGTGCTTCTGAGATTATTCGTGCCACTCCTGTTATTTGGGACTATCCTGTATGCATTCCTTTCAGGAGAGTTAAACAACTTCGCGCTACAAGCAAAGGTTTTGAGTCCGTGTGCCCAAGCACGTGGAATGTTCTTATCTACGGACCACCTCTTGATGCTGCCATCAGCGACATCGATAAAGTCACTCTTTTCTATAACACTTTCCGTGATATCGGTCGTGTAATTTACAACGAATATGCTGGTGACAACTGGGCCAAAGACCTTGAGCATTACGAAGAGCATCGAGGTGAGGTCTGATGAGTCGTCATATTGCACCGTCTTGTTTCTATGACCTGCCCTCAGGTACTCGTGTACATCCGTGCCGTCTAATTCACAAAGATGGAACTCTTATGTGGAAGCACGCGCTCTTGCATAACAATGAGTTGGTATGTCTTCCTAAAGAGCACGCACACGAAGCTCATATTGTTAAAACTGCTCAACGTGTAGAAGAGCTTAACTCTTGGGTGTCACAAGACTTAGATCCTTGGGAGTTCCTGAAGCCTGTTATTTGGTATGCACCTGATGCTCCACATCTTTCTGAAGGTATTTCCGTATATCTCAAGCACACTTCATTGTCTACAGATCTTGTATTGACCTCTCTTAAGGAGCACGTACAAGATCATGAGACGTTGAAAAAGGTTGACGACTTTATCTTCTTTCGCCGCTGCTAGTGCGCCCTAGCGGGCGCTTTACAGCTTGGTGATAAGACGATCTAGATACCAACGAGCTTTCTTAGCATCCTCAGATGGATTGTCTTTGAGCCACAAACGGAGCAGGTACTTCAAGACTTGTGCTTGTAACATCCCTGTTGCTGGGTCAGGAGCATCTTTGATTGCATCTTCGATGACATCAATTGCTTCTACTCGACCGCCTGTGTAATGACTAGGACTGTTCACTCTGTCATCAGATGGAAAGTTCAGCACATCGTCATTTGATGCAGAAGGGAACTTAGACAGATAATCGACATCGTTAACCGGGTGCTCATCAAGATCAAAGGCTGACCTGTAATCCTGCATATACAAATCAAAGGATTCATATTCCTTCTTAAATTTCTCGTAGTCCATGTATCGCAATCCTGTGATTCACTACCTAATATAAGAATAAATGTCTGATAATGCGATATGACATCTCCCAAAGGTGACCCAACATATATAAAGAATAAAGATAGATATTTTATTGACGTTGCTAAGACTGTTGGTTCTGCATCTACTCACCCCGTCTGTCCTGGCGGATGTGTTGTAGTGCGTGATCGTGAAATTCTTGGTGATGGTAGAGCTCTTCTTACAGCAAGCAAAGTGGAAATTGATCCCGTTTGCTATGCCATTGCAGCTGCCTGCAAACGAGGCACTCCGATGACGGGGGCTCTTATTTATACAACTCGCTATCCGTTCTCGGCTTCTATTTTCCAAGCTCACATTATGGGAGTACGGAAAATTGTTGTACTGGCTCACGAGTGGGAGCCTTACTACAAAGATGAATTCCGTAGAGCTGCACGGCTAGCACGAGAACTAAACATTGCTGTCGAACCTTACTTTGAAAACAAAGACCCCCGTTTCTCAGTCAACTCATACGCAGAGCAAGAGCTTGATGAAGACCTCTACCCAGATTCAAACCCTCATGCAACAGACGAGTTTGACACCAAAGACGCTAAGGAGATCCTCGATGAAAACTGAACTACTCTTTGACCTTGAAAGCACAGGACTGTTGCGTCAGGGTTCAACAATTCACTGCATAGTAATGCGCAATATGGCTAACGTAGAAGAGACAGAAGTCTTTGATCACGAGCCAGAACGTGCCGTAATCCAAGGCGTAAAGGCTCTTGAACGGGCCGATCTTCTTATCGGACACAATATCATTGGTTATGATATTCCATTGCTTAAAGAGCAGTATCCAGACTTTGAACCGAGAGGCGAAGTCTTGGATACTCTTGTACTTTCTCGTTTATATTATCCTCATATTATTGATAGAGACTATGAGAGACGCCCTCAAGGAATGCCTCAACGTATGTACGGAAGGCATAGTCTCGAAGCGTGGGGATACCGCCTAAAGTGTTTCAAGGGGGACTACGGTAAAGGTCCCGACGCTTGGGATACATATACACCTGAGATGCTTGATTACTGCATCCAAGATACTCAAGTCACTGTAAGACTATACGAACTATTGCAAAGGAGAATGAATGACTACGCCTAAGAAAAGTGATCCACTTACTCATGAAGAAGTAGCAGCTGCGGCTGACATTTTCTTCCCGCTGTTTAATGAAGTGCACAATCGGATGCCTGACGGCTCAACGACTGAAGACACACTTAGGGTGATGGAAAGCGTTGCAAAGCTTGGTCATAAAACACGTGCAGAAAAACTGCTTGAAGAAAAATCAATTGCTTTTGGATTCAACAAAGACGACGAAAATGTATCTGACTGACAAAGAAGTAGAAATTTATCAATGGATTGATGAGTGTCCTGAAGAGTGTCTTTCTTATAAAGAGAAAGACGGAACAATCGTTGTTGAAATTAAGCTAGAAAATGATGATTCCTGATTACGTCAAACTTGAAATGCGTATGGCAGAGCTGATGTCTCAACAAGAGGCGTCAGGCTTTCGCTTCGATATGGAAGCCGCTGTACGTGTGCGTAGCGAGCTTCAAACTGAGTTTGATGAGCTTACTGAACGCATCACTTCTACGTACCTGTACGTCCCTGGCAAGGTGTTCACACCCAAACGGGCAGACAAGAAGAAAGGCTACGTTGCTGGGGCTCCTATGACCCGTCTGACGGACTTCAATCCAACGTCACGTCAGCACATTGCCTGGGCATTGCAGACCTTCCGTGGTGCTCGTTTCACCAAGGTCACTGACACGGGCAAGCCAAAGGTTGACGAAGCAACAATCTCTGAGATTCGTGACCTTGCACTGACCCAAGGCAATCAGCTTTTGCACGACGAGTGCGAAATGTTTATCCGTTTGCTGACGCTACAGAAGTGGCTGGGGCAACTGTCGGAGGGAACCAACTCTTGGTTCAACTCTATTGAGGGCGATGGTTGCATCCACCACAGCTGCACACTGGCGACACAAACGTCACGTAACGCGCACCGTGGTCCGAACCTCGGACAGGTCGTGAGCGCACCATGGGCACGGGAGCTGTTCATTCCTCATCCAGGAATGGTAATGGTTGGCTGTGACCTTGAAGGGCTAGAGCTTCGGGCACTCGGGCATTACTTGAGCAAGTTCGACCAGGGTGCGTTTGCTGACGTCGTGCTGAACGGTGATATCCACCAGCAAAATGCTGACCGTGTGGGCTGCACTAGGCGGGAGGTGAAGACCCTTACGTATGCGTTTATCTATGGAGCAGGCGATCAAAAGCTTGGTCACAGCTTGCGTCCTGAGCTGTCAGACAGCCAGAAGAAGCAACTTGGTAGTGAGTTACGCCGCAAGTTCCTTGACGCAATTCCAGGTCTTGAGCCGTTGGTTGAAGCTGTTAAAGAGCGTGTTCGTACAAACAATCGACTGCGTGGTCTTGATGGACGTCCAATTTTCTGCCGTGCAGAACATAGTTCATTGAACTACCTTTTGCAGTCGTGTGGCGCGATTCTGAGCAAGAGGTGGCTTGTGATTGGTCAAGATATGCTCGACGAGGCAGGATTGACATATGACAGGGACTACACCCGTTGTGCTTACGTGCACGATGAACAGCAGTTTTCTGTCATACCTGCTGAAGCTGACACTGTTGCTCGTCTACTAGAGCAGGCAGCGCTGCGAGCAGGTGAGTACTACAACTTCCGTGTACCTATTACAGCAGCTGCTGACGTAGGAAATAACTGGGCAGCTACGCACTAGTCCATGCTGATACAATAAGTATATGGATGAAGATGACGTGCGAGTATCAATAAGTTTAGATGAAAGAGCTGTAAGAGCTCTTCATTCTGCTGTCTGCTTCACACTTACAAAATGGACAGGTCAAGAAAAGATTGACCAAGAAGAATTGCAGAACTTGCGTCCATTCCTGCAAGGTGCAATTTTTGAATGCATCTATCAAAGAGAATAAAGACATTTTGTTCGCCGTAAACTTCGAATTTTCCGTAACATTGAGTTATGGAAAAGTACTGGCGTCGCTTTAAATATGCATTGAGGCTGCAAAAGTGGCCGGTACTTTCTAATGCGGAACAATTGCTACGAGAGCAGAAAAGAAAATTAGATAGATTGTATGGACGTAGCAAGTAATCTATGTCTTCCAAAAAGCTAACGATTGAACTTGATAAAGCAGCTGTCAAAATGCTTTTAACTGCTTTAGATCAATACGAAGAAACACTTCCGACAGTTTCTTCTAATAGAAGAGAACGTTTTTGTGATATTTACAGGAAGTTAAAAATTTCTTTGTTTGAACTGACTTTCATGGAAGGTTCGCCGTGAACTAGTATAAAAGACTACAATAATTATATACGTTCATCCCTGAAAGATGGGACGCAAGTAGGTCAGAGACCGAAGGAACGGGAAGCTAACCAAACTATGGAGGTTTCCAATGAACACACTCAACATTATCCGCCGTCAAATCGAAAAGGCTGAAGCAAATCGTCGTGCTCAACTTTCTCACTGCGCTTATCGTGGTCAAAAGTGTGAAGTGCACGTAATCGGCAAGCCTGTGCACGGCACCTTTGTCTACCGTGGTCGTACTTACACTAAGTGAGTTACAACTAAATAACTGTCTGGCTCTCCTATCGGAGGGCCATTTTTATTGTTTTTATTTAATATAATTAAGTCTGCGGTAGGTATTTATAACCGCTATACATAACTAGTTAACATTATGAAATCTATTATTACTGCTGGTCTTCTGTTGGGCGCTGCTCACGGTTTGACTGCTCCTGCAATCGCAGGTGTTTACGGAAACATCGAAACCAACGCTGGCGTTGCTGGTGGTGAGTACCAGAACGCTACTACTGAGATCCATCTGGGTGTCGAAGGCGAACTTGGTGGCGCTACTGTCTACGCACAAGCAGGTCCTGCTCTTGTGGCTGTTGAAGGCGTTGATGGTACTGAGCTTGAGTACAGCGGCAAAGCTGGTATTGGTATTGACATCGGTGAACGCACCAACGTCTATGGTGAAGTTGCCTTTCAAACCATTGAGCGTGAGTTCAATGGCGATATCCCCCTGGGACTTAAGGCTGGCGTGAAGTACGACTTCTGAGCCACGGAAGAGTTACCCCCCCCTAACGGGGGGTTTTTTATTGTTCTTTTTTAAACATATCCCCCTTGTTGCTGGGAGGTCTCACCGAGAATTCTGATTGCCTGCTCTGTCCGTACTCCCGCAGTCTGCCTTGCTGTGCAGCAATACCTGCAGTAAAGCCACCTGTACCTGGCGTACGGCTTGTTGTATTCATTGGTCGTGACGCTTGATAAGCCATCTGACCCCTACGTCCACGAGCACGGGCAAGGGCAGTAGCACGCTGACCATACTCACCACTGTTGTTGTAGTCGCTTTTGTCTTGGTCGCTGAGGTAGCGCCTATCAACAGGTTTGTTTCTTAAGCCAGCAGATCTCACGTTATTACTACAGCTACTTTTCTATTATACGAGGGGATTCTCGAAGTACCCCTCACGTGGTATTACGTGTCCGTCGCAAATAAGTTTGTCAAGGAAATGAAGGTCTGGTTCCTTCAGTTCAATATTGTTGTCGTACAACCATTGCCAAGCATCCCAGAACTCTTCAAGTGATGCTGCTTCTTTGCTGCCAAATGCAATGACCTTGGCACGCTTGACATTCACAGTCCTAGCTGCATGTTGATTTTTTGAACGTTTGTCACCACAGGGACCATAAGTTTCAAGGTCTGCTGTGAAATCACACCGTTGTTCTCAAGTATTTTGGCTTCTGTTTCCTTACTGCTTTCGAGAAGTTTTGCCTCTACATCGGCAACTAATTCAGCGTACTGTTCTTCCATCACGTCTTCTGCTTTCTTGACTTTGTAGGCAGTAATTTTAAAGCCAAGTAACAGTGCAAGAACAGGTCCTACAACGTATTCCATATTGATATCATTAACTGCCAGAAGTCTAGCTAAAATCAGAACGTCATAAGACCATCATCATCAAGATCGTCGTTTTCATATTCTTGATCATCAATAGATGTAGGAATCTCATCGTCATCAGCCATCTGGAGGAGCTCTACAAAGGTCTCCTCACTGATGATTTCGGGAAGACCTGCTTGTTGTTCATCAATTTTGAACATAATGCCGTTCTGCATCAGAATGCGTTGAACACCATTTTTCTGTTCCATGCGAGACTTAAGCAGGCGCAAGGCAGTCTTCTCTAAAGCTGGGCGGCTCATCTTTCCTACTTCGTATCTCGCTCTCGTCAGAGCAAATCGCTGTTCGATCGTCAGTTGCTCCATCACCTAACTCTTCCTCGATAAAACGTCTGTTGGAAATCCATTCTTCTATAAGTTCTTTAGCAGTTTCGTTATAAAAATCCTGCCTTTCAAACCAGTGTAGCCAATGCTGGCTTCCTTTTGAGTGATTACAAGAGTGACAGGCAGGGATCAGGTTACTTCGCAAACTCGATCCCCCCTTGCTCTTTGGTTTTAAATGGTCCAGTGTTGTAGCCCTGTTACATCGGCAATAGGCGCAGAAACCGCCCCAGCCATATTTAATTGATTTACGGAACTTGCGCTTGGCTTGTCCCTTCGACAGACAATCTAGGTGAAACATAAGGTCTCCCCAGTCTTCAGCAATACCCATACGAGTTGTTGTTAGCAACTTAGTTTTACTGTAGTTGCTCAACGATTCGTAATCATGTATTTACTACTCCGGCAAAAGTGCTTCGCGTACTGTTGTCACAGCCAGGTCGTCCAGTTTATTTTCGGTAAGACCGGCAAGTTTTTCCAAGAGTTCAACAATCAATTTCTTGACGGGCTCCGATGTAATGAAGCGCATCAAGATTGGTTTGATAATTAGCAGCATGATTTTTATGCAAACGTGTCTACATTCTAGTGACTACAAAACTACGCTAACTACGCTGCTATCTATAAACCGATTTAAAAAATCCCAATATAGATAAGTACGAGAGATTTAAATATAGATATATAGAAAACTACGGTAGTTACCGTAGCTTTTGTAATTGCTCATTCAACGATTGCAGGTCATAGCTGCCATAGCGTGCTGTTTCTCCTTTCCGTGCGTGTCCTGTCAAACGGTCAATCCAGTACTCATGCACATCCAAAGCACGCATTCTGGTGATGAAGCTATGTCTGATGGAATGTGCGGCATCGCCCTTAGGGAGCCCTAAATTCTTTCCAAAATTTTCCGACCAACTTGTGCCTGGGTTCTTTGCCTTTGATAAGTACAAGCGCTCAACGTACGGCAGGGCATTCCTATGTATAGGTACCTGCCTGATAGATGCTTTATTTTTTAGCCCACGATTCTCTTGATACTTAACATCGAAATAGGGGATAGGAGCATCCATATGGATGTTTTCGGGATATATCCCCGCCAACTCCCCAATGCGCATTCCTGAGTACCAGAGGCATACGAAATAGGGATCATTGTGGTAGTACTCGTAGAACTCCCACGGGTGAACTGTCGGCTCACGCCTAGCAATTTCTAAGCCGTCATCGAGGTCTAGCCAAGGGTTGTCGCCCTTGTATAGCTTTTTGCGTGCTGCTTTGTTCCAGAGACCCTTAAGGATGCCTACACGGCACTTGACGGTGCTCTCACCCCACGCTTCTTCTGCATACTCAAGGTAGTCAGCAGCGACGTCGTCATCAACGTCCTTAACGTCGAGGTCTGCAATGTATTTAATTGACTTGTCCCAGAGTAATTTTGTTGCAGGTGAAATGCGTTTGTACCTGACCTTGAGTCGGTCAGTCATTTCCTGAACGTTCATTTGTTCCATTGTGAGGTTATAAGCAACGCCTATCGATAACCTATTGAAAAACCCCACGATTTGTGGGGTTAAGTAGGAAAAACGGAGAGGGTGGGATTCGAACCCACGGTCTCGGCGTCGCTAAGCGTAATCTACCATGTCAACGGAGGTCGTCTAATAAGAGTGACTTATCAATAGACCCCCTTAGTTTTCCACAGGTCAACCGACTAATTGCATCGCGTTCTGCAGCTCTCTTGAGTGCTCCAGTTCGTCGTTCAAAATTTCGAGGATTTTTTCGTTAGGTCCGTGCTCGGCTAAATACTTGGCGTAGGTGCTCGCAGCGTGGATTTCCACTTCATAGGTAAGGTGATAGGCAAACTTGGGGGCGAGCCAGTAGTACACGACATTCACCCAGTAGTAGATCAGCACCAGATGCTTAGCTACAAAACGATCGATGAAGTAGAGGTTTCCGCCTTTACTTTCCATGTATTCCAGATGATCGGTTTCATTGGCGGATTGCTCGAAGTGCTGCCGCATCAGCTGTAGATGATCAGTTCCGCGCAGCCCCATGCTTTCACGGAAGTGCAGCACACTTAGGAAAGCAAAGTAAGGAGCGCGGGCTATTTCTTCGAGCACCCAGAAGCGTTGATAGTCTCGTCCTTTATACGAAAAATCGAGGATTTGAACCGTAAGATTTAGAAAGAAGACGTTGAGGCTTTTCATTTGATCACTTCACATGAATTACACCTGACATACCAGCACCCTCGTGAGGACCACACACATAGTTGAAATCACCAGCCTCAGGGAAAGTAATCTCGAAGCTATCTCCAGGGGCAAATGCAAGCTCTTCGTGCGAAAGAGAGTCAACTTCTTTGACGATGACGTTATGAGGAGGCAGCGCTTCATTGACGAAGCGGACGGTGTCGCCTACGTTGATTGTGATTTCTGCAGGGTCAAACACCAGGTTGGCGCCAGCACCCATGACTACTTCGGTAGCAAAAGCAGGGAGTGCAATGAACAGTGAAACAATAAAAGCAGCAAGAAATTTCATAGTCATATTCCAACTACTACAAATCTAGCTAAGTAATTGTTACAACTATTTCAAGTAACCGTGCTTTTCTAGATACTCTTTTGTTAACGGTGTTGGTTCGTAGATTTCCCACATAGCTCCAGTCTTACAAGCCTTTAGAGCGTCGACCGTCATTCCTTGAGTCGCTTCAGCCCATTTGGCTTCTTGTTCCCAGGGTATTGCCTTAGGATTGTCGACATACAAAACTCCTGTTAGATATTTATGGATCTCAGGAATTTCTTTGTCGTTCATAATTACGGCAACAAGTGAGTTGTCTATTGTTCCTGCCATGCAGTCTTGAGCTAGATGCCAGCCTTCGTGTCTAAGCGTTCCAATTAAATGCTTTGTATAACGCATATATTTCAAATTTAAAAATACTGCGTTGTATTTTGTATGATAAATGCCTTGGTCTCTTGGTCCAAAATACCTGGCTGGTGCAATATAGATTTCAATGCCAAGGTCTGTAATTGCAGTTACTAGCTGACCAAACTCTTCTTTAATAAGCTCTGCATCTGGTCCTGTGACTATGCTGTTCAGTTGGTTTTTATCTGTAATTTGTATAACATCTTCCTTGCACTCTCTAAGAATCATGCATCCTGTTGCATCAGGGGTGAAGAATTCAACTTTAGGATCTTGTGCATAAACAGGCGCACAGATACACAGTAAAGCCGCGAGTATTCTTTTCATAAACTTATATCTATCTCTTCCTTACTTTAACTATTTATCTTCGATGTTTTGCGGTCTTCTTGGCAACATCTTCTGGTTGTTTACTAAACTGTTTTCCTTTACGAATAGCAGCACGTTTCTTAGCTGTAGATCTTGCGTATTCCTGATCGCTCAACGACTCACGAGCTTTCTTGGGAAGATAACGTTCACCCGTAGCGTTCTTACCTTGCGTAGAGTTTTTGCCAGACTTGGTGCCCCACTCTTCTTTAGTCCAACTGTCTAAGGACTTCTGTGATTCTTTTTTAGGCATCAGTCTTTGTAGCCTCCACCCTTGGCTTTGTACTCCTTAGCCATCATCTGAGCTTTGCGAGCAGACCACTGACCAGGCTTACCACCTTTACTTCCCGCTTTGATGCGGTTGAAGATGGACTTACGCAGGCCAGGCTTGGTGTAGTTACCAGCTTCGTTGACCCGAGACTTAGCTTTTGATTTTGCTTTTGACCTACTTTCTGCTGACATAGCTTTCCATTAGTTGTGGACCGTGACTCATCCCACCTTTTGGCTGAGCTGGATACTGTTCAGGCTTCTTGGCACATCCCTGTCCAGGATTGACATAGGGCATCAACGCTTGCCCCGCCATACGAGTAGGGAAGTCGTTGTCCATTATTTGTTTTTCTTTTCGAAGTGCTTACGAAGACCTTCAGGCATCTTGGAAGTATCTGTTTTACCTTCTTTACCTTCTTTCTCTTTTACTTTACTCTTAGCTTCTTCTTTTTTCTTTTCGAAGAATGCTTGTGCTTTTTCTTTAGACATTAGTATTATCCTTATTCTTATCTATTTTAGCGCTTTGATCTTTCTTTTTAACTTGCTCTACACGTGATATTCCATAGCTAGCAAGCACTGTTGTTACGAGTGATGAAATAAAAGCAGCATCAACATTTTTTGCATATCCTAAATATGTGGCAGTCAGCATTGCCAGAGCCCAGCTGAGTACTCCAGCTGGTACTAAATTTTTCATGAGCGACGTTAGGATATTCGACTCTTCATCTTTCTCCATAATTTAAAATTAAAGTGTAGAATTGAAGCCCACAAAATGCGTCCTCTATTACTATTATTGCTTATTCCTGCGCCTGTTTTTGCGCAGTCTGTCACTCCTAACTTTACAACTGGGACGATGACGCAGACAACTACATCGACTCAAACAATTACTGAAACCATTGCAACAGAAAGGTTTGGTGGCGCTGTAAATACTTGGAATGCTGACAATGTGCATCCAGTTAGTATGAGTACAGGAACCGCTGTTGTTGGTGACATTGTTGCTTCACCCGAGTTCCACGTTGTTGATACAGCACTCCCATGGCAGTTAGAAATAACCACGCGAGCAGCAGGGTTGGTCGAGACGGTAGATACCACAAGAACCATTACAACGGATTCCGTTACAAATACTTCCTCGGTCTTCTCTCAATAATTTTTTGCTCACCAGTTTACGCGAATGATTCAACTGCTGTCTCTGCTAATCCACAGGCAGCAATTACTGGGTCAGTCGCTAATCAAGCGGTGCAAATAAATCAGGGCTCTCTTAGTACTCAGTCGTTTGGTACTGGCATATATTGCAATGGCTCAGTCATTTCATTTACGCCATATTACTTGACGACTGAAAACTATGGCAGTACATATTCGAACAGCAATAACGCAGGTGCGCAAGTTTCGCTTTCTATTCCTCTTGATGGTGGAGCTGTTGAACGATGTAAAGCACTCGCTCAAATCCAAATTGAAAAAGGGCGCTTGGATTACGAGCTAGTGCGAATAAAAGAATGTATTGGTATTTATGAGCGTGGTTTTACCATACATCCTTCTAGCGATTTTTATCCAATTTGCGCCGACGTGCTGCCAATCGCTGCCTTGACCAGGACAGAGGAGGAGGCTTCTTCCGAAACTTTGCCACTTTCTTCAGAACAACCTTAATCAACGGTTTGGCAATTTGGACGATTCGCTTGAATAAGTCACCTGCAACCATTGTTGCCCCGACAGATACGACTGATGCGGCACCTGCTGTTGTAACAGCCGTCACCATAATTTCTTGCTTGGGGACAGGCATCTCGAATCCACCAGGCAGCTCAATTGTTTCGACCTGAGCTTCGACTTCATATTCATCCCATGGGAATGGCTGTACTGGTGGTGATAGAAGACGTACTTCATCTACCATGTCCAGGACATCATCGGGAATGCCTTCTTCTGGATCTCGCTTAGGTGGCTCTTGCCGAGAATTTGGTCGCTCTTTATCTACTTCGTTTGATTCTTTTGGCGGCGATGATTCAGGATTTAGAGTAGGTATATCCTCTCGATATACAGGTACAGTTTCCCACTTTGGTACTTCATACTGTGGCATCGCCAGCGGCATTCCTGGAATAGGAACCGCTTGAGGCAGCCCTACGACCTCTGGAATCTTTATGTCCATTTTTTACCACTTGGCTTTATCAGCCCAGTAAGCAGCAGACATTTTGCCTTTATTGATGTTTTTACGATGACGTGCTTTGAAAGATGCACGTTTACGTTTCATTTTCTCTGATTCACCTTCCTTTGGCTTACCAGCAGTCTTAGCACCCTGTTCACCGAAACGGATGAGCTTTTCTTTGCCACCTTCTTTAGCCAACACAACGTGCGACTTTGTGGGGTGATCAGGTGTACGACGCGGTTTATTAGGGGTCAAACTATCCTTTAGCTTTTGCCCTGCCATACGCTGTTTAGCCATAGCAAGATATAACAGTCTTTATCTATTTTACATTGTCTAGAGGATCATTTTTCCCGGCAAGTATTGCTACCGCTCGTTTATAAAAAAATGAATCTGTCTTGCCTGCTTCTTCTAATGCTTCTTTAACTTTGACCCAATTCTCAAATTCAGTTTTGTCCATCGGTTGCTATAAGAAAGTCCATCTCAGCGTGCATTTGATCACTCAATGTGCACACCTGAGCACAAGCACCAAGAATTAAGCCACGTTGATTTGGGGTCAATTCCGTAGCATCCTCAGCGTCTTCGGCTAGAACTTTTCCGATATCTCCTAAGCACATAATGATGGCTGGGAGACCCCACTTTTCAATGAGATTGTGCATAACAGACAGGAGGGGGTTATCGCCCCCCTCAACAGCTTCCCAAAATGCTTGCCGTTCTTCTGTCGTCATACTGTTCTAACCAATAACTGTATTGTAGGAATAATATTAAACCAACGTTGGCTATAACTTATTCCTCTGACATTTAAAATCAGTCGTTTTAATTAAACTGATTGAATTGGAGCGTACTTACCATCTTCCATAACGATGAATCCGATGGGGTCAAAGTCTGGCTGTGTTGTAAGTTCGTGAATGCAAAGGCCTTCAAGTGGCTGGTCTGTGCCATATTTACGGATCAATTCTTCCGTCTCAATGATTCTGTTTTCAGATTTACAATAGTATTTCATTGGTATTTACACAGATAATTAACTAGGCTCAACCGGCCACTCGACATTTTGAGGGAATCCGGCAGAAGTAGGGAGGTCTCGCAGAGCTTGTCGGTAAGTTACCCAGGGCTGGGTATCCCAAGGAGCGTCAGAAACCATTCGATAATCTGTGGCTAAGAGCCGAGCGTCACGCTCAGCCCGCACCTTTTCAGCAATTACTGCATCGTATGCAGCCTCTACAGAGAGTTCGTTATTCTTGACGCGCAGGTCGTAGGACTCAAACCGCTTCCTAGCGGCTTCAAATTGTACTTGGTTCATAATCAGCTAGGGGTAACGATGTTAGATGGGCCGTATTCACTGCTGCCTTCAGAGTTTGTAGCTTGTGCAGAGACTTTGAGGGTTGTTCCAGCAGGCAGCTCTTCGTCAGGTGTATCACCTGAGGCAAAGGTGGCAGGGAAGGTAAGGGTTTGGCTGATATCCGGACCAACTTCCACATAGCCAGGGTCAGAACCTATGGTTCCAGTGACCGCACCCGAAGCGTTAATGATCAAATAGCGGGTGGATTCGCCGCTGCTTGTAGGATATTTAGCTTCAATCACATCACCAGCTTGGTAGGTATAAGGAGAATTAAGGCCAATTTCTGTACCAGAAATGCTGGTGATTTCGCCTTCTTTCTCATATTCTGTACTACCAGAAAGCCTAATTGCATCTCCTACATTGAACTGACTATAATCAGCACCAGTACCTTGCAGGGTAACGGTTTGCTGGCTATATGGATACTGGTCACAAGCTAATTTGCTACCACCTGAATATCCTTGTCCAATGAAGATAACTTTACCATCGCCATAAAGAGGAATGGTGCGACCGAAGAACTCGCTATTGCTAGTCGGTGCTTCCCAATCAAGAACCCACGTAGCACCACCGTTGTTTGTCGTAAACATTTGACGCACATGAGTGCCGCTATATCCATTTGTCCATGATGTTGCCCAAGCCCGGACTGAACCATTGTTGGGGTCTGTATCCAAATAATGAATCCAAGAATTATCGCCAGTATTAGGTCTAGGTACAGAAACGTTTGTCCAATCCCAGCCATCGGTAGAGCGATACAGTGAGTCATTTGATGCGCTAATCCAGAAATAACCAGCTGCAAAGGTTATCCACCTCGCTTCTGAGTCATTAGCTACATTACGAATGCTCGGGGATGCAGTGTCAGCAAAATTGTGATCTGTAACAAAGACATATTGATGACTACCGTATTTTCGAAGAGCAACAACTTTTCCATTACCTACTGCGCACATGTTAGTGCCCGAGGAGCTATATGAGCCCACGTAGTTGGTTTGAGCTAATTGGTTTCCGTAACCGTAGCCACGATAGATGTAGCCATCATACGTCCAATAGTATTGATTAGTTGCTGCGTCAAACCAAGGACGTCCCATATCAGACCAGCCTCCAGACCAGGTTGCACTGCTGATAGATGTGTTCCTAGACATCCTAAATCGCTTGGTGTTGGTTTTTGCCTCGTCCCACCAAACCAGGTATTCATAATTGTTGTTAGGTGTAGCTGGATAATATTGACCATACCTACTTAGAGTGGCACCAGAAAGACTGATGTTTGATACAACATACTGTCCGACATTATTGATATCGTCAGGGTCAACAGTAACCAAATACCCATTGGAACCAGAACCGCCTGGGAAATACAATGAATACCAATCATTTGATCCTGTAGTCACGCCAGGAGCCCATACTGGAGTCATGGGGTAGGCATTTTGAGAATAACTTCCGCTATTACTTGTCCTAGTTAAGTTGGGGAATGCTACTGCATTGTTGGAGGCAACTGCCTCAGTATTGGGATGAATAGCAAACGAAGCAGTCACTTCACCCTTCAGACCTTTTTGGCTGTGAGGTGCACCCTCAACCAGCATATTGATATCTACATCGAATGTCTGGCTGGTAAAGCGATCACCGGTAGGATCATTCTCTGTAAGGGTCACACCGTTAACAACAGGAGCAAACTCGCTAGGAGCTGCTGATCCGACTGCTACCCATGCGGAGCCATTCCATGTTTTAAGAATAGGAGCAGCGGGGTCTTCACTCGTATCAGTCCACAGCGCACCTTGGGAGGGGCTAGTAGGAGCTGTAGCTGAGATTTCATTGCCAACAACTTCTTCCCAGCTCATTGCACCAGAGCCATCTGTTGTCAGCACTTCGCCGCTGTTGCCAGATGTGTTGGGCAGTGTCAGCGTATAGTCTGCACCGGCAGAGTGGGCTGGTCCCTTCAGCTTTACGCCGTGGGAATTGTTTTCACAGTTGAGAGTAATCTCACCTGATTCACCAGCGCCACCCTTAACAACTACGTCATTAAATAGGCCTTTTTTACTGTCATCAACGACAGTTTCACCACTAATTTTGATTGCCATGTTCGTGTCTCCACTCGGCGGTTAATAATTTTAGTATAACAATTAGGCGTCGTTGATATCACCGTTGACTTGCAGGTTGCCGGTAATAATAACGTTGCCATTTGCATCAGGCAGAATGGGCATACCACTCTGAGCTCCTCTGGACGTCCATTTTTGACCGTCATAGGCATACGTTACGCCACTGTATGTGTACGTATCGTTTGCAGAAGGAGAATTAGGAAAATTTAGGGGCATCGGTTTGTCCTCAAAAATTAAATAGAAGGTTATCGTTCCTAATTATTTATTAGGAGTTTCCAGTTGTAAACGTGATGTAGTTGGATTCAACAGCTCGCGCATTAGCAGAGTTGTATTCAACTTTAACGCGATACTGTGTGTTGGCTTGCAAAGTGGGTTTGCCAGCCCAAGGTGTAGCGCCATTCTGAGAAGCTACAGGAGAGTAGTCATCCGCTTCAGTCACTACAGTCCAGGGGTCTGACGAACTTGCCCTAGTCTCTAATGTCCACTTACGGAAAGAAAGTGTGGCATCGCTTCCACTTACGGCTGTAGTGCCTGAGTTCTGAGAGGTGAACTCAACTTCACTGGGACTAGGTCCATATTGCGTAAGCGTTGAATTAGAGACAAATCCATAAGGACCGGCACTGTATCCATGGTTATCATTATCTACAGTAATTGACCTGCCAGAAACTGAAATCGGAGTCATAATATTATTCACGCTACTTCCCAAGTAACGCAATTCTCTGTCGAATGCTTCAACAAAATCTGCCCCATCAACTGCTGCACCACCAGATTGGTTGAATACAGTATCACTAGCAAAGGTGATGGTCGTATGGCTAGTTTGAGCTGTGGGGAATAAGTTGCCCATCGCTAAGGTGCTGACCAGTGACATATCCTTAGAGAAGTAAAGACCACTTGGGCTTGATCCAAACATGACCCACTTGTTTTTCACAAACGCGGTACCAACCATGGTACTTGTGTTGTCGTTGACATAATTATGTCCCCAACTAGTAGTACTTCCACCAAAAGTGCAGCCAAAACCGTCACCAGAACTTAATGCGTAAGCCCAATTACCGGCGCCATAAGCCAAAACGAATGGCCCTTCAGAAGCTGGCTCCCTGAATTCACTTGTAGAAACTAGATCTTCCTCGCTCCAGCTAGAGCCATTGGTAGATTCAAATGCATATGTAGCACCGCCTGAATTCGTTCCAATCATTAGCCATCTAGACTGATCATCTGAATAAGCAATGCCCTTTGCTCGTAAATACCAACCTCTATTAGAGTTATAACTCCAATTTATACCGTTACTGGAGTATTCACTCCAATTATTATTTCTTTCCAAGGTGACAAATTTACCACCACCATATTTGACGACATAAACGGTTTGAGTGGAGCCTGAGTGCTGGCTACTCTTATTAGAAGCAGTCCAGGTTGCTCCCCCATCATCGGAGTATGCATAAGGCGCATTGCTTGAATTATTAGCCCTACCACAAATTACAATTCGCCCATTATTGGGAGCAGCTGCACATGAATAGATTGTCTGTACATTAGAGGGCTGGGTTGCTGAAGACCAATTGTGTCCATCCGAAGAGTAGATAATTGAATTAGGACCAACTGCAACGTAGTTAGATCCGTTGAAGCAGATATCCTTGAAATTATCTCCAGTATGACTTGGCTGAGTAAATGTTTTTCCGTCGTCATCCGTATAGAAGATACCTGAACTGCCTTCAGCTATACCTACGATTCGACCATTGTTACCTTCAACAAGTCCTTTAGGTCCTTCCCAACTACCTGCTGCGAATTCAGAACGGCTTACAAACCCTTCATGCAAAATGGCGGTGCTTGATTCAATATCATCAGTTTTAGCTGTGTAATTAAAAGCTCCGCCAACGCCTGCACCGTCCAGTGGTGTCAGGACTTCTACAGGGCTGCCAATGAATCCAGAAACCAAATCAAGGTCAGAAGCTGCTAATTTGTATTGAACTCCACCCCGTTCTACGAGGAGTAGATCGTCGTCGTTAATTGTACTCATATCAGGAAGCTCCAGTTGTAAAGTATGCGTATTCAGACTCTATCTCTCTTGCATTAGAAGAGTAATATGCAACTTTAATCCGATACTGTGTATTGGGTTGCAAAGTTGGTTTGGTCGTCCACGTAGTAGAGCCATTCTGTGAACCGACAGGTGCAAAGTCATCTGCTTCTGTCACTACAGCCCAGGGATCCGACGAACTTGATCTGGTCTCTAATGTCCACTTACGGAAGGCAAGCGTGGCATCGGTAGCAGTGACTGCTGTAGTACCTGCGTTTTGAGACGTGAACTCAATATCGTCGGGACTAGGTGCATAGACAGTTAGTGAAGAACTTGTTCTGATTTGATCCTGACCTGGGACAAAGTCGGAGCTCAGATTGGTATATGTTAGGGATATAGCCCCATCTGTAACTTCAACGACATCGTAAAAGGTAAGATTGTCACTAACTCTCTTCAAGGTTCGGTCAAAGGTCTCTACGAAATCTGCAGCTCCAACAATTTCGCCAGTGGAGTTATTGTATACGTTGCTGTTTTCGAAAGTTAAATCATACCGATTTGTGCTATAAGAATGCAGCATGTTGCTAAGAGTTGTCGGATTAGTTGTCCCTGACAAATCCCTGGTGAAATATAAACCTACCGTATTAGCACCTGTCAAGACGAACTTGTTTTTAACAAATGATCCACCCTGTATTTTATTTTGGGGACTGGGATACGTAACATTCCAACTAGTGACATCTCCATTCTCATTCCTGAAGAGACCGTTAAAACTACTTGCTCCGTAAACGAATGTACCGTGACCATAGACCAAAACATTCGGTCCATTTGTCGCCGGACGACCGCTACTACTTTGTGAAATAGGATTACTATTATGAGTCCAAGTTTCACCGTCAGTAGATGTTTTAAACCGGGTTTGATTACTTGAATAAGTACCAATCATTCCCCAATAACCCTGGTCATCATTATAGGCAAGGCCTACACCGTAGAATCCACTCTGTGCAGCCTCGTTGTAATACCAGTTAATACCGTCAGAAGAGTATTCAGGATTTGCGTAATTAGACCAACCACCTGTCGTTCTTTCAACACTTACCCATTTACCACCACCGAATTTGATGATCTCACGGGTCTGAACGTTTCCATTCATATACCATGTAGACTGCTGAGCTGTTGCATTAGAAGCAGACCAGCTCGACCCATTCGATGAGTATGCATATGGTGAATTGCTTGATGAATTTGCACGTCCAGAAACTACAATTCGACCTGTTGCAGGATTAGCTGCACAGGAATAGATCATTTCTAGATTACTTGGTAAGTTAGCTGAAGACCAAGAGTGTCCATTCGTGGAGTAGATAATTGATTGTTGACCAACAGCAACGTATCTAGATCCGTTCCAGCAGATGTCTGTGAAATTACTTCCAGGATGACTTGGCCGTGTGATTGTTGTGCCGTCGTCATCTGTATAGAAGATACCTCCTTCCTCAGTTACACCGACGATACGTCCATTGTTACCTTCAACAAGGGGGACGCCACCGTTGAAACTTCCCGTCAATCCGAACTCAGAACCGGGTACAAATCCTTCGTATAAAGATTCGTCGACTGATGCAATATCAGAAGTTCTGCCAGTAAAGTTGATATTACCACCAACGCCTGCACCATCAACAGGTGTCAGAACTTCTACAGGGGTGCCAAAGCTTCCAGTTGACAAATCAAGGTCAACTGCTGCTAATTTGAATTGCACTCCACTACGTTCTACAAGGAGCAGATCGTCGTCATTGATGGTGTCTAGTTCATCGTAAGTGATCTGGTATTGAATACCGTCTCTTTCTACAAGTAGTAGATCAGTGTCATTTACAGTACTCATGGGAGAACCGGGAGTGAAGAAAGGCTGAGAGTTGTGTCTTGGGGCATCCAATGCCCATGGCTAGCGTTCCATACAAGGGATTGACCATCAGCGGGCTCGTGTCCTGCGCCTGCTGTTTGGACGTCCGGCAACTCATTGATACTTGTAAGAGCTGCGTCGCCAGGCTTCCAAAGACCTTCCGATTCATTCCACATCAGAACTTGAGTATCTGTGGGTTCGTATCCTGTGCCCGTTACTCGTACGTCAAGCAGATCGTCGATATTAATAGCTGCTTCATAGTCAGGTTTTGAAGCAACCCACTGATTACTGTCACCATCTTGGTAATAGATGTACAGGTTGCCATCTTCGGTGCTCCACCACAGATCACCTTGACCGGGATTTGCGGGGGGATTTGAACCAACTGCATTTTCTGCTGGCAGATCAACAGCAGCAATTGAATTATCTACGTATTGCTTGGTAACAGCACCAAGTGCATTGACGGGATCACCAGACAGGATCATTTCACCTGTAAAAGTGTCGCCAGATTTCAGAGGGTAGCGTTCGTCAAGAGTTCCGCTTTGAAGGTTGGTGTCACCCAAAGCAGGCACGCCTTTGCTCGAAATCCGGATAATGTTGTTATTACTATCCTTCAGGAAAATACAGGGGTCGTCAAGGTTGTAGTTGACAGCCAACTCACCGTATTCCATTTGCGCCGTAGTTGGCGCTTTTGCAAACCCACCCTCTAAAACATTAGAGCGTTTCAGTTGTAGTTTCATATCTAAGTGGAGATAAAAATCCTACAACTATTCTATCAATAAACTCCACCATCAATTACGTCTGAATACGTAATGCTTACACCACTTTTAGTAATAATATATGAGCCATCAGCTGCAGGTTTTTCTACCAAATTGCTCAAATCAGGTCCCTGGACTGTAATAGTTGAATCTGTTTCTTGATTCAAAGTGAATGAGTTTCCGGTCGGAAAGGATATGCCTTGTGTTCCTTGAAAGCTTATTTGATTACTACTGCCGCCAGTGCCACTAGATGCGTTATTTTCAACTGTCGTTAGTCGTGTATCTAATGTAGAGATCTCGTTTGTGTTAGTTGAAATATTTCCAGTGTTTACAGAAATATTGTCTGCATTAGCATTTATTGATGCTGCGTTTGCTGCAATAGATGCGGCATTTACGGCATCCCCATCATCTGTATATTGCTTGTTTGCTGCGTCACTATCTTGTGTCGGTGTAGGAACGCCTGTCAATCCATTTGATTGGACGTCAACACTTCCATCAACAAGCAGGTTGTCTCCTGATTGCAGAATTTCTTGGTAACCTGATGGGTTGAGTACTGTGATTTTACGATTAGCCATTAGATCACCGTTGCAATTTGAATTTCTACGGATATATCGTTTTGCGAGACAGCTGTGCCGCAGACACGCACAACCGCACCTGGCGTTGTGGTGTCGGGCGTCCTTGTCCATTTCCCTGGATTTGTACTGAGGTAGTACATCTCTCCAGGTTCCAAGAAGTTTGGAGCACCATCAACCAAAGTACTTACGCTGAAAATGGTCTCGATTTCGTTCCGAGTAAAGTTCACTAGCTGACCTGGGTTGCCATTAGTTACAGCCATACCTGCAACGACTGAAGTTTCATAGGACGATGCGTCAGCCAACCGCATATCACCAGCACTGTCGATATAGACAAGATTGCCGACTGCAATCGACGGACTGTCATCTGCAACAGGCGCACGGAAACTGAGATCCGTGTTGCCGCCACCTCCACCATCAACTGGGGGAGTTCCTGTATCGTCTATGGCAAGACGCCAGTGACCGACTGCTGCTGCGCTTGCACCTTCAGTAGATGGTTCAGGATTTAGATAAACGTATTGTCTGCCAAACCTTTCTTTCGTATCACCTACATTAGGCATCGCATTCTAACTAGCTATCTTCTATTATTTTAGCGGCTCCAGGTGTTAGCCTTTCGAGTTCTTTTTTAAGCGAGTCTTCAACGACTACAGCAAGAAGATGTTGATACCGCATCAATGATTCAGCGCAATTAATAAGCTGCCTGCGAAGTTCCTCCACGTCATCACAGTTATTGATTTCATCGGCAATCACACGCAGCTTCAAGGATTTCTCCATTGGAAGTTCAAAGTCTTCTTTGCTAAACATCATGGCTTGATATTGCTTCTTCTGCTTTTACATTAGCGTAATTCACATTTATGAGTGAACATTAAAAAAGGGCCACGTAATGTGACCCTTCTGTGTATCCGTTTCGGATGTTAGATGAGAACTACGTTTAGTGCGTGTCCTCCAGCTCCAGCAGTATTGACATGATTTGCCAGGTCTGCTGCAATCTCAGTGCTGATACCCATGTTGTTCATTGAGTACTCAATGAAATCAATGGTGTTGACTGGACTGTAATCGTTGACGATGGCTGTATCAGCTGAATCGTCCTGCACAGCATCTTCGTAATCGACGTCCGTAGTAGGCTCGGCTGCGAAGTCGCGATGTGCGTAGTTGTAAAGGTCTCCCTCGAAATGATCTTCGTTCTCGGTGTTAAGGTTCCATCCACCTTCCCACACATAGAACTCATTATCAGTTGCAGTGAATCCAATGGATCTGTTAGATGTACGCCACTCTTGCATCTTCTGATCATCATTAAAGTGGATGAACAAAGATTCGCTTGAGATAGCGCCGATCTTATCGATTCCCAAGTCGTCGTATGCTGCATCACCAGGTTGGAATACAACATACAACTCCAGGTTACCGTTGCCCATTGCATCCAGTTGTTGTGGAGCAAAGGCAAAGGTTGCTCCCGCCGTACCCAGCTACTCAGCTTCAAGGAAGGTCTTGTCGATAGCGGTAAGAGCACCATTTGCTTTGTCGATGACAAGGAACAAATAATTGTCCGTACCGTTAATGTCAACAGGTACATCACCGGCAGTAGTATCACCAACCAGAGTATTAATGTTAGCTCCAGTTGTGACTTTGCCGTCAAGTTGCGTCTGCACGCCGGATGTCAAGCCGCCCAGGAAGTTCAGCTCAGCACCAGTTGCAGTGACCTCGACTCCATCAAGAAGAAGCGTGGTCATATCAATACTTCCACCAGAGAGCAAGTCGGTGGATGGATTGTAGGTAAGTCCGCTGTCAGTAAACAGGGATTCTGCAGTAGCAGATCCGTTGTTGGAATCAACGAACGTAACGTGGAATGTACCGTTAGCTGTCTGTTCAATGGTTTGAATCTGGCTAGCAGTACTCGGAGTTTCAATAGCAGTCTCCAATGCTTGCAGGGCTGCCTTGATGTTAGATGTATCACTAATCGTTGAGCCAGTGAAAGCTCCAAGGTTAGTGCTATCTTTCGCAACACCAGACAGGGTCGCAACATTGTCAATGTGGACTTCGTTAGCCGCAATCTGACCAGTAACTGTTGTACTGAAGTTTGCGTCATCGCCCAAAGCAGCAGCAAGTTCTTGCAGTGTGTTGAGCAGCTCAGGTGCACCATTTGTCAGCGCTTGAATAGCAGCTGCGTTGGTAGCAATACCAGAGAGGTCTACGCCAGCGACAAGGTTGTCAGCGTACAGTTTGTTGACAAGGTGAGCGTCAGCAGTAGGAACTGCAGCTGCAGTCACGTTTGCACCAAACGAAGCAGTACCGTCAGCAGCAATAGTTGTAGAGACTCCAGCTTCTTCGTGGAAGCTGAAAGAAATACGACCATCATGTGAGTACAGCTCGATGTCGCCAGTAAGGGGTGCCGGAGGAATAATGGTTAACGTGCCACCACCATTCGTGGTTGCTTGTGTAGCATTAGACTGATTGTTTGGATTTGAATCACCTGAGAACAGGAGAGAATCATCCCTGCCGTTATACCAGCCATTATCTGAAGTGACGGTCCATCCCGTGCTATCAGTAATGTGAACACCATCAACAACAATGAAGGCTGCAGATGCAGATGCTGCTGTATTAGTATTAACCGCTGTGATTTGAGTGATGGCGTTTCCACCGCTGTAGGTGACGCCTTTGTCTGCATAACTATTGTTGATAGTTACGACATTTCCCGAACCACCACCGGCTCCAACATTCAGATCACCACTCAAGGTGCCGCCAACCAGATCAAGCTTCAGAGCATCGCCGGCAATACGAGCAGCAGTCTCAACAGCAATTGCGTTTGTTACGGCAGTTGCAGTTGTCGGATCTGCTTCAAGCGTATCCAGTCGACCTGACAGAGCAGTATCGGCGTTAGCACGTGTAGTTGCTTCAGCTGACAGAGCACTAGCTGTAGTCGGATCAGCCTCAAGGATGTCGAGACGTCCATCCAGCAGAGTGTCGGCATTAGCGCGAGCAGTAGCCTCAGCATCAAGCAGGGTTTGAGTTGTCGAATCAGCTTCAAGTGTGTCCAAACGACCGGACAGTGCATTGTCTGCATTAGTCCGAGCTGTTGCCTCAGCAGCCAGATCAGTGGCTGTGGTCGGATCGGCTTCAAGCGTATCCAAACGGCCAGACAGTGCGTTATCAGCATTAGTCCGAGCAACTGATTCAGCTGTCAAAGCTGCTTGAGTTGTGGGATCAGCTTCCAGCGTGTCAAGACGTCCAGACAATGCATTATCAGCATTAGTCCGAGCGGTTGTTTCAGAAGCAATCTGATTTGTAACTGTAGTTGCAAAGTTCTCGTCATCACCGATGGCGTTTGCAAGCTCATTCAGTGTGTTGAGCAGCTCAGGCGCACCATTGGTCAGTGCTGCGATTGCCGAAGCGTTAGTTGCAATACCCGAGAGGTCTACACCGGCAACCAGGTTATCGGCGTAAAGCTTGTTGACGAGGTGAGCGGCATCCGTAGGAACTGCAGAAGCACTTACGTTTCCACCAAATGTGGCTGTACCATCAACACCGATGGTTGTAGCACCGGGGCCAGCAGGTTGAAGACTTGCATAGCCAGAAGGTGCGGAGTTGGTCCAGTCAGCTTCTGCGAATTGCGCGGTAAGTTCAACGTTCGCAGTCGTGATGGTTGCGTGGATGAAGTAGTCGTAACTCGGAATACCAGTAAAGGTTTTTGCTAATAAGCCATGGACGTAAACATCAAGTTGTCCAGCATCAGCATCAAATGCAAAACCAGTAACCGTAGGGACAAATCGGTCAGGACGGATAGTGGAATAGTCACCATCGTAGTTTGCAAAATCGTTGCTACTACCGGCGTAAGACTGACCCCATTCAGTCCAGAAACCGTACATATTGTCTTGACCTGGACCTGTGGCGTATCCAGTGGTGGTTGGGGATGTACTAATTGAAGAGGTATAAGAAGAGGTTGTACCACTCAGTTCCCAATAGAATTTACCGGTTTGTGGAATTGTTACTGTGGCAACAAAACCATCGTGAGAACTTGCACTAGTAAATGTCTGGTTGTTATTCGACAGGACTAGTGAACCAGGACCACCGTTGCTTTCCTCTGCTTTGTTGGGATCCCAACCTTCTGTAGTTCCACCGCCACCACCTGAACCAAGCTCAATGTCACCAGTCATGGTGCCACCAGCCAAAGGCAGGAGCAGGGCGTCAGCTGCAGCACGGGCATTAGCCTCGGCTGTATCAGCAGCTTGACGTGCAGCAGTCTCGGCATCAAGCAGAGTCTGTGTAGTCGGATCAGCTTCCAGTGTGTTTAGACGATTAGACAGGGCTGTGTCCGCAGAAGTACGGGCGTTTGTTTCAGCTGTCAGAGCTGCTCCAGTTGTCGGATCAGCTTCAAGGGTGTCCAAACGACCAGACAGTGCATTATCAGCAGAAGTCCGTGCGCTTGCTTCTGCTGTATCAGCAGCTTGTCGTGCAGAAGTTTCAGTAGCAATTGCGTTTGTTACCGCTGTTGCAGTTGTTGGATCAGCTTCAAGTGTGTCTAAGCGACCAGACAAAGCTGTATCGGCATTAGTACGAGCAGTTGTTTCAGTAGCGATCGTATTCGTAACCGTGGTTGCGAAGTTTTCATCGTCACCAATTGCGTTAGCAAGCTCATTCAGCGTGTTGAGCAGTTCAGGTGCACCATTAGTCAGTGCTTCGATTGCAGCAGCGTTAGTTGCAATGCCGGACAGATCAACACCAGCGACCAGGTTATCTGCATAGAGCTTGTTGACGAGGTGGTCATTAGCTGTCGGAGCTGCAGAAGCAGTAATGTTTCCACTGAATGAAGCAGT